GTCGCACAGTGGGTGGAAGTTGACACCACTGACCAGGTCAGCCAAAACGGTATCTTGTTTGCAGATGCACGTTGGGCCGGCAATGGCACAACTGATCCTGTGATGGATCCGTTCCCAACTATTGAAAGTTTGCTGACCAGCAGTTACTTGGACTTGGACGCTCCTAACCCAGATCTATATCCACAAGGCATGTTGTTGTTTAACACACGCCGCTCGGGTTACAATGTCAAGAGTTTCCAATCAAACTACTTGACTGAAGCCAACTTCCCTGATCAGCCTACTTACCCAACAGTGACCAGCACCTGGCTCACAGCGTCTGGCAACAGAGATGACGGTGCCATGTGGTCAGGTCGTCAGGCACAGCGTCAGTTGATTATTCAAGCCATGAAGGCAGGCATTGACACCAGCGAAGCAGCACGTGAAGAACAAAATCAGTTCAGCTTGATTGCTGCCACAGCTTATCCAGAGTTGATTCCTAACATGGTTGCACTCAGCAATGAGCGCAACAACACATTGTTTGTTGTAGGCGACACACCAATGCGTTTGCCAGCCACAGGTACAGATCTTGCTGCCTGGGCCACAAACAATGGCGGATTAGGTTTCACAACTGAAGACGGGTTGGTAACTGCCAGCCAGTACTTGGGTACATTCTACCCCAGCTGCCAGACTACAGATTTGTCGGGCAACACAGTGGTAACAGCACCAAGTCACATGATGATGCGTACTATTATACGTAGTGATGCAGTGAGCTATCCATGGTTGGCACCTGCTGGTACACGTCGTGGTGTTGTTGACAACGCTATTGCTATTGGTTACATTGATGCACAAACTGGCGAATTCCAGCAGTTGAACATGGGTCAAGGTCTACGTGATGTGTTGTATGAAAACGACATCAATCCAATTACCTTTATTCCTGGCGTAGGTATTGTTAACTTTGGTAACAAAACCACAACCAGCATTACCAGCGCCCTGGACCGCATCAACGTATCACGTTTGGTTGCGTTCTTGCGTGGTAGACTTGAAGAGATTGGCAAATTGTATTTGTTTGAACCCAATGACGATATTACTCGTGCTGAAATTACCAACACAGTCAACAGCTTGATGATTGATTTGGTGGCCAAGCGTGGTATCTATGACTACTTGGTGGTTTGTGACTTGAGTAACAATACTCCGGCACGTATTGACCGCAATGAATTGTGGTTGGATATTGCTATTGAACCAGTGAAAGCCGTGGAGTTTATCTACATTCCATTGCGTATTAAGAACACTGGCGAAATTTCAGGACAAGCATCCTAATGAAAACGGTGGGTGATTTTTCACCCACCATTTCAGGTAAATAAAAGTAACAGGAGATACCAACAAAATGGCAAGTTCATCACTATCAAGAATGTCAGTTCCACTGGGCGGCCAGGCTGATCAGGGCTTGTTGATGCCCAAACTCAAATATCGCTTCCGTGTGTATTTTGAGAACTTTGGCGCCAGCGCAAGCCCCACTACTGAATTAACAAAACAGGTAATGACTTTCACTAGACCTAATCTGAGCTTTGAAGACATTACCATACCAATCTACAACTCAACATTGAAGTTGGCTGGTAAACCTACATGGGCTGACGTCACTTGCGAAGTCCGCGACGATGCCACTGGCTCAGTGAGCAAATTAGTTGGATCACAACTTCAAAAGCAAATGGACTTCTTAGAAATGGCTTCAGCCAGTTCTGGCATTGACTACAAGTTCCTGACACGTTTGGAAATCCTAGACGGTGGCAACGGCTCTGCTGAGCCTACAGTTCTTGAAACTTGGGAGTTGTATGGCTGCTACTTGAAGTCAGCAGACTACGGGCAATTGAGCTATGCTGAAAGCGCAGTTGTTACAATCAACTTGGGCATTGCTTATGATAACGCCAACCAAATCCCATCAGGATCTAACGGTGCTGGTATTGGTGGTGCTATTGGTCGAACACTAGGCGACGTTGTTACAGGTGCTGGTGCAGCCAGCTAATAAACTGGCTAATAACTAATGTCATCGTCATTAGCATCATTTGGTCAGCAAATCTTCAAAGGATTTAGCGCAGTAGATGGTTTGCGTGGTTACGATCACGCAAATCGCGTTTTTACTCCCAACGGATACGAACTTAAACCTAGGTTTAAGTTTTTGTTCCACGTGGCCTTTACAATCAACTCAGCAGTAATTCCCAAAATACGTGGTGCAGTTGGCCTCCAAGACATTGCCAATCTCAGCTTAGTTGTAAAAACAGTTGACTTGCCCAAGTACACTATTGCTACAGAAACACTCAATCAGTACAATCGTAAGCGTGTGATTCAAACCAAGATCAATTATGATCCTGTGAACATCACTTTCCACGATGACGGATCAGATCTAGTGCGTAACATGTGGTACAACTATTACAGCTACTACTACAAAGATGCCAGCCAGGCCTATGGCTCTACCAACAACAACAATGGCAGCATGGGTGCAGAAGGCAACGGTACCAAAGGATTTGGTTACAACGGTCGAGACATTTACAATCAAGACCGCATGGGCGGAGTTAACGATTGGGGTTATATTGGCGAGGCAATTGACGATGGCACAACAAGCTCATCGGGAAAGCCTCCGTTCTTCTCAGACATTAGAATTTTTGGATTTGACTATCAGCACAAGTTTGCTGAGTACATTTTGATCAACCCGTTGATTTCAAACTGGGCACATGACACTTATGATTACAGTCAAGGCAACGGACTCATGCAACACTCCATGACCATTGCTTACGAAACTGTGAAATACAAACAAGGCGCACCCAACAAGTCTGCTCCTGGCTTTGCTAATCCAGCACACTACGACACAACACCAAGTCCATTGGCTCGTCCTGGTACCACAGCTACTATTTTGGGGCAAGGCGGTATATTAGATGTTGCCGGTGGCATCTCCAGCGATTTACAGTCAGGTTCTGTGTTAGGACTGCTTGGCGCGGCGCAAAAAGCCGGCACAGTTTACAACACATTCAAAGGCAAAAATCTCAAGAGTATTGTCAAATCAGAAGTCACTGCAATTGGTACACAAGTGATTGTAGGCAGTTTACCTGGCGCTATTCGCAGTGTGGCCAACAAAGCTGATGGAGTGTTTTTCCCAACAGCAACCGCGGCACGTAACACAGCCACAGTGAATCAGATCAACCAAGGACAAATTGCAGGCGGTGGTGTATGAGCACAGTAAATTATACCAATTATAACAAAGACTTGACTGTTAGAGTATTTGACAGTTTTTACAACTACGATGCCAATATTCCTGCAGACGAGTACGACATTGTGTATTCGTACTTTAGATCGGTAATGAGCACAGCCCGTATTGCTGGCAACTTCACAGTGAGTTTGTTTAGAATAGCCGAAGAAACCAATATACCTGCACTGACGTTGCTAGATGCTATGAAAGGCCAAACAGGATTGAATCTCACGGCAAGCCTGGCCTACTATCTTAATTCAATCCGTAGCCGAGCTACCCTGCTGGGTATCAACGCCAGCACAGTACCCAATCAATACGCAGCCAGACTAGTACTACAATGAGTCGTTGGGCACAAGGTCAATACGTTGTTCTAAATCCAGAAAAGTATGTGGGCAAAGGCGTGCCTAGATATCGTTCAGGGTGGGAACACAGCTTCATGCGTTTTTGTGATACCAATGATAATGTACTACAGTGGGCCAGCGAAAGTATTGCCATTCCCTACATGAATCCTGTGACAGGCAAAAAAAGCAACTACGTGCCTGACTTTCTTATTACCTATCGTCAAAAGAACAACACAGTTCGAGCAGAACTAATTGAAATTAAACCCAAAAAACAAAGCGTGATCGAAAGCAAAATGAGCAGTCGAGACCGTGCTGTAGTGGCTGTTAACTATGCCAAATGGGCAGCCGCCCAGAAGTGGTGTGCCCGCCAAGGGCTGGCGTTTAGAGTGATCACCGAAAACGATATGTTTGCCAATGGTCGTAACTGACCCATAAATATCCGCATGACGCGGAAATTAGAAGACCTTTTTGACCTACCCTCTTCTGTTGAAATTGAAACAGAAAATGAAATTCCTACCATTGCAGAAACACGGGCGCAGTTAGCTGTGATAGATGATGCTATTGACAAGATTGATTCAGCATTGCCGGCGGTGCGAGATCTTGACGCCAGTGATGGTGAGATGGATGAACTTGCAGACTTGGCCAAAGACAGCTACAAAGATCTCATGGATCTTGGCATGCAAGTGGACTCACGCTTTGCCAGCGAGATATTCAATGTAGCAGGCACCATGCTAGGCCATGCTATCACTGCTAAAACAGCCAAAATGAACAAGAAACTCAAGGTGATTGATCTGCAGTTGAAAAAAATGCGACTGGATCAACAGACACCTGAGGAACAACAACTAGCCACAGCACAAGGACAAGTGTTGAATCGCAACGATTTATTGGAACGTTTGCTTAAAGGCAAAGACCAAAATAACGGAAAAGTATAAATATACAATAGGATACTGACATGAAACCATTTGCAAAATATCTCGCAGAAAGTGAACGTACATATCAATACCGCATCAAAGTGGTAGGTGATATTCCCCCGGGCTTCTTCAAAACATTTGAAGAAAAACTTGATCAATTTGACGTTGTCAAAATGTCAACGCCCAAAAGCACACCAGTACGTGCTGTGATTCCTGACTTTCCTGCTTTCCCCAATCAGTCTGTCACAAGAGTAGATGTAGAGTTTAAGTACCCTGCCATCGAGCCGCAGATCAAACAGATTGCTAGGTTGCTGGGACTAGACGAAAATCGTATTGTGATGATGACCACACCATACGAAGAAAGTCTTGATGCAGAGTCGGTCAAGATTACAGATCAAAACAAAGATCTGTTGGATGATCCAGACTATCCGGCAGATGACAAAATGCAAAAGAATCTCAAGAAAGATTATTCTGCAGACCCATACAACCATGTGGTGTTGAAGAATGCCTATCGTTCTAATTTCACAGTAGCTGGCGGCAAAACTCCACCTGCCAAAACTACAAATGATTTGCCAATGGGCACAACCAGCCCAATGACCAACATCAAGAGACAACCCAAGCCAGCAACTGGCGCCAAACCAAGAGGATAATACAATGACATTTTTCTATGACTTAAACAAACGCCTGGCTGCTGTTAACGACGCACCAGAAACAAAACAACTCAATGAGCGCGACATGAGCCGTGCTGCCAAGGGCTATGAAAAGTATGGCAAAGAGGGCATGGAAGCCTTGGCCAAAGCTGGCCGCGAAGGCAAGGCGCTGGATCCTGTTCGTGCCAAGTATGACAAGTATGACAACGAAGTAGACGAAGGTGCATACCAAGCAGGTCCAGACAAGAGTCAGATCCCTGCAGTGAATCGCCCAGGCAATAGAATGACCCTGCAAGATCTAGAAAAAGAGCGCACACAGAGCCCCACAAGTCCTGAAGGATTAAAACGTGCTCAACAACGTCTGGGTAAAGAACATCCTATCAAAGAAAAAATGAATCCTGCCAAGGCCAAAAGTTTTGCTGCCTTGGCACCACCAAAAGACAAGATCACTTTTGCCGACAAGATTGCCGGCGCCAAGAAAGAAGTTGATGAAATGCTAGGTGACGTGGCTGCCGAAGCCATGAAATCGGCACTGAGTGGCCGCCAAAAGACATTAGACAAAAACGACAACGGCAAACTAGATGCCAATGACTTTGCTATGTTACGCAAAGGTGGCAAACAAAAAACTGCTGAAGAAGACGATAACAACCCGTTCACAAACTTCAAGAAGCCACGTGCTGACAAACCGCGTGTGGGAGATGTAGAACACGGTTCCAAGCACGATATTGAACATACCAAAACTGGTCGCAAGGTCACACGCAGAGTTGATGACCAAGGCAATTCAGTTGGATCAGACACAGATGATGAAGGCAACGCACGTGACAAACGCAGTCGCGGTCGTCCAAAGGGTCCTGCCAAGGGCACTGAAAGAGTAACAAGCAAAGCAATCAAGCACAAAGGTGAGCGTGAGAAAAAAGGATCTGCTGGTTCAGTATCCGACTCAGGCAAAGCATTACAAGGATTCATGATTGGTAATCT